GACGTGAGCAACAAAGTTAGCCGTAGCCATCTTGAACAATACGTCTTTGTTGTCGTTGCCTTTGGCATTATCACGCTGCTTGATCACTGCAGGAGCCGCTTTAGCTGCTAAACCTGCTTCAATCTTACCGAGTGAATCGATTGACTTGATGATTGCTGCTTCTTCTTCAGAAAGCGTATTAACTTCAGCCATCATTTCTTCGTTAACGTCTTCATCGGCTGCTTCAATTAAGCCTTTGATTTCGGTTAAGCGGTCTTTGATACCGACTAGCTGTTCTTTTTTAGCTACTATTTTTTCTGCGATAGTTGCCATGATTGAATCCTCATAATGGAGTTGTTTACTTTGTTTAAGGCTTCACTTTTACCTGCAGTAAGCAGTCCACTGGCGCTTTCTTTTGAGGGTGTGAAGATTGAATCATCAAAGCCGTAACTTTTAGCTAATAGCACCGCTTGAGGATTTGCCGGCGTAGACACAACGGATATTTCCATCAAGTCTACGTCGAGGAATTTTAAGCCGTTGGTGGAGTTTTCCACGGCATCAACTATTCGGAAGCCAACCGACGACGCCAGCGGCACGTCACTATCCAGTAGTGATCGAATCATTTTGCCCAGGTTCGTATCGGCTAGTTTTAGTGAGGCGACAAGTTTATTGCCGACCATTTTGAAGTTTTCCCAATAACCGCAAGGTTGGTTGCTGTTATGCTGCCATAAAGCGACTAGCTTATTGGTAGCTGTCAGCTTTTGCAGTGATTCTTTAGAGAATGTGTCGCCCATACGGTCCGGGGCGGTTGAACTGACGACAAACTTGGCGTCGTAATTACCATCAACACCTTTTTGTAGTTCAACATTTAGGCTTTTGTTTTTCGTCATTGCTGGGTCTCTCGATGTTTTGAGTGGTCGGACCGCTTGCGCTACCGTTCCCAGTCTTTTTATTACGTTGCCACTTGGGTTTTCTTTCTCTGCTCACAGCAAAAACGCCCAAAAAGAAGTTCCTGAGACTATATCATAGGTCAAAAATAATACGAATAAAACTATCTATGGTTATGGTTGAGGCGTAGTGTGGAATTTCCACTTAGCGCACAAGGAGTGCAATTATGGAAGATGGAATTGATATGTCGTCAGTAATCGCTAATAGGGGTTTAAATTTTGCTTACCCTTTTGGCGGAGGGTACGGCCACGGTATAGGTCGCGGCAATTTCGCGGAAGATGGCTCTGTAGTAAATGCCCGTACCGAGGCAAACGGCGATTTACTTCGCCAGATTTTAACCGATAATAAAATGGACCGCCTTTCTGATAAGGTCGGCGAAAATGGCAAAGCAATCCTAGAAAGCGAACTGCGAAGTGCGGACCGCCTTTCAAATCAAACCCAAGAACTCCTAAAAGCAACCTATGATGGCCGTTTAGAAACCGCCGGGAATGCTGCAAAACTTGATGTTATCAAGCAACAACTTGACGACATACCTTACCACCGTCACCGCCGCCATCGTGGTCGTGGTCGTGGTTGACTAAAGAATGAAGATAATGGCCGCGCATTGACGCCTACGGCTAAAAAGACAACGTGACTTGCCTTCTAGCCCACAAGGACGTGGGCTAGTTTCACCCTATCATAGACATCACATCGACTTCAGTGTGCGTTTGCGATATCAAAGGGTATGCTGCCATAAGCAACGCTATGATGGCATCTATCTTATTCGATGCTTTAGTCTTATCTAGCTTTTTGGCGCCGGTAGGGTCCGACACCGATATAGCCGAAGCTGCACCTAAGTTAAATATTGGGTGTGCTCCATGGCGTACCTTCTCCTGCAGCAGTGCAGTTTCTAGCGCTTCTATCCGTACTGACTGGTCTTTGTACCCTTGCCCTACTTCGTTCCAAGTAGAATCACCGTAATAGAGTCCGTTTCGCTCACAAGCAGCCCGAAAAGCGGTTATCTTCCAGCGGTCAAACTCTATGGTGTTAATTTCAATGCCTTCATCTAGTACATGGACCCGTAAAAATTCTGCGACCCAATCGTTATCGATGGTTTTTCCCGGTACCGCCGTAAGTATTCCGTCTCTAGCAAACGCATCATACGGAACTCGGTCTCTACGGCTTCGGTCCTCTATACCGTCCATCGGTGTAAACGCAAACGGGTACGCATGGATAATCCCATCGGCGTCTCGAGCGGCAATCACGGCGCAACAAAGGTCATTCTTTTCTGCAAGGTCGAGTCCTACATGGACCCCATTCTCACGGAACACCGACCAATTAGGTACGCCGGCATTCGCTTTCCATACTGTAGGCGCAAGCCACACCGACTGTAACGAGACCCGGCGATTAAGAAACAGGTTAAGGAACCCGTTCTGCTTGGCCGGTATCATTTCCGCGTTCTTTGCGCTCGTAGCTATGTCGTCTTTTGATCGATAGCCACCGTGAAGCGACGGATTAGCCGCATACCAGTTCTTTTCATCGTGTAGCTCGCTGGTCGGTGCTGTGTATAGGTGTGAAATGACGCCGGGTGTCTGCTCACGCTCAGCGGTGTCTAGCTCCACCGAGAAGAACGCTGCGTCACTTGGGGCTTGGGTTGATATCAGAAACGTCATGCTATCTTCAAAAGTACCCAGCGAACTAAAGAGCATGTCTAAAAAGTCGTCGTTAGGTGCGTCTATCTGTCCGCATTCATCCACCACCAAGGCATATATGGCTTGGCCGTGACCTGATTTAGCGTCCCGAGACAGACTTTGGTATTCAACATTCTTCGTTATGCCAAGTATCTTCTTAGATGACGGTACCGAGCGGTATAGTCCTTCTAAATCCGGTGACATCTGGCAGGTAAGATTCATCAACCGCCATAGTAAACCCGCTTGCTCACGCGTCATGGCTGCAGATCGTATCAACGTGTTCTGCTTTTTAAGCGGTCCGACAACATACGCTAGGCATATCACCGCCATCACCAGTGTTTTTCCGCCCCGTCTGGCCATAGACAATATGGCCTTTTTTATGTGTACCTTATGATCGAATGCGGCAAGGATAAAAACCTGCTGAAACGGGTCTAGTATCAGGGGTTGCCCAGCCATTTTTCCTTCAGGGAAAACTAGGTGGTCAGCAGCAAACCGTAAAACTCGTTCGCCCCTGGTAAGCTTATCTATGGGTAGCTCGAGCCAGTCACGTATCTTTGGTGTGGCACCACATTTTATGGCATCACGCACATACTTAGGTGGTAGTTTTGCTCTAGCCATGGGTTACAGCAGCGAATCAGGTGTTGTCTTACTGAGTGCCTTTTTAACTTTAGCTTCGGCTGCTGCTTTAGGCTTATTAGAACTTGCTGATACTCCGCTCTGGCTGGCAGATAGTCCTAAAGTCCTCGACATCGACTGTATGGAGTTGGTGAGTTGCATTAACGCCGTTTGATTTGGGTTAACGACGGGTGTGCCTTTAGCGTTTAATATGCTGACCCCTTCTACGTCGACATCACGCATAAGCGTTTCCATTTTGACAATCATTCGGGCTAGGTTGGCTGCTAGTCTGGTGCGTAATGTACTCCACTGGTCCACCGGTAAACTATCTACGACCCCCTCGAAAACTGTGTACTCCGGTGGTGAAAGTGGTATCGGACTCTCGGCACCTCTCTGGAACACTTCGGCTAATTTTATTTCGTTTTGTACTGAATCTGACCGGGTTTTTCTAGGCATATTTTCCTCTGCGCGTGTGTGCGCGAACGTAGCGTGTACGTGCATTCTACCCCATAAAACTCAAGTATCAAAAATCATAGTTAGTTTTGAATTTGAACTCTGAGAGCCGCTGTGGTCTTCAATTCCGTTTTTTCCGATTAGCCCCCCATCATGACGGACCCGGCATGCCTGGTGGTCGACGAACACAAAGCAAACCGAGACCAGGCAAGCCAGCGCAACCAAACGAAAAGCTAATATAAATAGTTTTGGTATTTAAACGATAAGCACGTTAAAAGCGTTGCTATATTTAATAGTTTTATATATAATTCACTTATCAATTAGATACACAACTTAATAAGGTTTTATATATGTCTTCTCTCTTTTCCCTTTCAAACGCTGTTTTGTCTTTGGACTCTTTCGACAATGATTCGACGCTCGAAGTGCTTAGTTTTATTAACGATGAATCACCGGATTTTGAAGTTAATGACCACCGTTTTATTCGTGTTGACGCTATCGACCACATACAAGTCGAGGAGCTTGGTTGCGACGAATACGTGCTAGGTTGTTTTAACGCGTCGTTTCTAGCCGAAATTTTGGAGATCGATGTTTGTGTTATTGAGGCGATGCAAAATAGCGAGGCATTCGACGCCGTAGGTAAGTTGGTTATCTCGTTGAATAAGCTAGATGCTGTCCAAGAAGGTTACAAAAGCGCGGACGGATACGGACACCACTTCGCGCATTATGACCACAACGAGCACGAAATAGGTGCTGATTATTTAGCATTCCGTATTAACTAATCTACTGATTACCGGGCATTCTTACACCAAAACAAACAGGCTTTTTATTATGTTGCTACACAACCACACCCACAACGAATTGGTTTCTTTAGCGGATTCATCCGATAACGCCCTAGCTATTGCGCTCGTTAATAGCTTCTCAAATACGCTTGATAATGCCGAACGTAAAAACGATGAATTGACCGAAACATTGACCGATTCTTTAGCCGAGGTTTACGCGGAAAAGATCGACGAAATAACCGAAACGCACTTAAAAGAATTTGAAAAAGACGGCTATGAATTCAACAATTTTTGCGAAATTTTTGAGTTTCACGTAACTGAGCGTATAGACGATGACATCGATCTTTTTATTGAACATATTGAATGTCATGCTTTTAACGATCAAACCTTTATAGATGGCAAATTTGTTAGACAAAATAATCTTGGCGATAAACACGGCGCATTATTGGAGCAGTTCACTAAAGAGCAGTTTAAAAAACTAGCCTCTTTAGCTTCAGAAGATGTTTACAGCGCGTTCAATGTTGATACGTACACGAACTATTATGCAAAACACGCGCTTTTTGCCTCATGCTTTGGAGAAACCGAGCTAGAAATTGACACGCTAGAAAATGCCCCATGTGACGCGCTTGGAAATTGTTTTGTGTCTGATAGTCAAATCAATAAGCATTTGAGTAATGCTTACCTGTCTAATGAGCGAATCTATATTGATCAATCGGATTCAGGTATCCGCTTTGACATATGCCTCGATTGGCTAACAAACGCCATTGATCAAATAATCGAAGACGAAAGCGAAAGCTAAAACAGGTTTAAGCGCATGTCATTACGTGCGCTTATGCAAGTTTTAACCATCCACACCAAAAGGCTTAATTTTATGACCGCGCATTTAAAAAATAGTGTTCATGTTTGGACTAACGAAAAAAATCACTTTCTTGTCAGTTTTGAAGACGTGAAAAAACTTTTTACATTTTCTTGTATTGATT